TGAACAATATTAATCAAGGAAAACAATGTCATACAGTTTAAAATCCGGAAAAGCAGAAACACTGGCGTGGTTTCAGGCCAACGAAGCCACTATTAAAACAGTAGTAGACATTGGACCAGGATCTGGTACCTACATCAAACTCATACGTGAGGATGCCAAGTGTTGTGCAGATGCTAACTGGATTGGCATTGAAATTTGGAAACCTTACATTGAAGAATTCCGATTAGAAAGCAGATACAATCAAGTACTCAACCAAGACGTGCGTACTGTAGATTGGGCCGCACTTGCTCCTGATGTGGTCATAGCCGGAGATGTGTTAGAACACATGACCAAACAAGATGCTATCACCCTTGTAGATTGTATTTTGCAAGTATCCAAAACACTAATTGTTAGTATTCCCATTAGGTACATGCCACAAGACGAGCATGCATATCCTAACCCCCACGAAGCACATGTCAAGGATGACTGGAGTCACGAAGAAGTTATGGATACCTGGGGCAAGTATGTCAAAGACTCGTATCGTAAAAGTCAGAAAAGCAAACTTGGCGTGTATTGGATGAGCCGATGAGAAGTCTAGATGATCTTAAACAAGATTTTATCAATCTTGTGATCAAACCCACTGCCTGGCTCGGAGATAGTCCTGATCGTTTTGATACCTATGCTAGGTACGCTAGCCAAGTAGATAGCATTACTGAGTTTGGTGTATACACAGGCCTTAGCACTTGTGCATGGCTGTCAGGAAAACCAAAGAAGCTGCGCAGTTACGACATTACGGATAAGAATTTATCTGTGTTAGATGAGCTCAAAAGCAACGCAGAACTCAATGGCACCGACTTCGAGTTTGCACTTGCAAACAGTTTAGAAATCGAAATTGAACCTTGTGATCTGTTGTTCATTGATACTGTACACAAACGTGATCATTGTTTAGCTGAATTAAACAAGCACGGATCTTGTGCTAACAAATACATTGTGCTACACGACCCCAGTGACTGGCCTGGAGTATTTGAAGCAGTGATTATGTTTTTGCACCATAACAGACAATGGCATATCATTGAGCATTGTAACAAGAACTCTGGACTACTTGTATTAGAGAGATATGCTTAATGTTGTATGCTTGCTACGGCAAGGTGGTAAAGTTGGATATGATTCTAGCTGGGTCGAAAAACTTCAGCGTGGTGTTCAGCGTAATCTAACACTGCCGCATAGATTTGTATGTTTCAGTGACTGCAATGTGTCTTGTGAGCAAGTAGAACTGTTGCCAGGTGATCACGGATTCTGGAGCAAGATGCAGTTGTTTCAGCCAGGTATATTATCCGGTCCAACATTGTTTTTGGATCTTGATACTGTGATATGCAATAACCTAGACATCATGGTTGCTCAGTTACAGGGCCAAAAGTTTGTGATGTGGGTCGAATCGGATAAGAACATACATTCAAGTGCTCTTATGTACTGGGAAGGTGATCACAGCTATCTGTGGACTCTATATCAAAGTCAGCCGCTGTCGTATTGGCAATCATTGTACAGGTCGCCGCCTCTATACGGTGATCAAGCTATTGTTAGCGAACATACTGCACACACGTTGCTGACTGATCATTGTCCCAAAGAATGGTTTCACATAGCATCACGCCGGGATGCAGAACTAGATCTCAGCGGGGTAAAAATGTTGATGTTTAGAAAAGTATCTCAAAAGCCCAGTACCATGAGCCATCATCCACTAGTGCAACGTCACTGGATTTAAATTTCTCTTTGTAAACAGTATTCTGTTAGAATACGTTCCCTATGCCACTCGTCACCTTGCGGAGTGTCAGCAAACTCTTGAAAGCAGGGTGTGCCTAGTGTGTAGTGTAACAACTTGGCCTCTCGATTGACCCCGTATTCGTCAGGCAACCAGTTCCACTCTGGGGGCAACTCACCAATACGATCATCTTCTAGCCACGAGAAGCGGTGGAGCTCACTACCTGTGGCGTGTTGGACGAACTGGGGAGTGAGTTTCCGGTTAGGAAAGCTATTACAATTCCATAGGATAACACTACTCCAATTTTTTCGAGGATAGTCTTCATTCTTTGCTCCTAGATATTTTATGGGCATGCGAGTTTTATAATCATGCTTGACTACCATTACATCCATGTAGGAGTTTTGCAATTCCCACAACTTGACAATGTCATCACGCACAATCATGTCACCGTCAATGAATATAGCCCAGCCTGTGTAGTCTTGCAGGTGCGGTACAAGAAAACGTGTGTAGATAAAGTGATTTGATCCATCAGTGTGAGTTTCTTCGTAGTCTCGAAACAAGTTCAAGGCCACAGGAATAATGGCCACAGGTTTTGATGCATGTCGGATGATTGAGTTTGCACAGGTGTGAAAAGCAATGGCTTCTCTGGGATCATAGCCAATGTAAACTGGTATGGCTTTCATCTGCGCTCAATGTCCTCTTCTACGCAATCTTCTCCGTACTGGATTTCAATCAACTTTAACGGTTCATCAGTTTCATTGCAAAGTTGATGCCATTCGTTAAGTTTAATCCAAGTACTTTGGTGGCGAGCAGGACTGGCCATCAAGTCATGGTCAGTGCTGTAAGGATCTACTGTGTACACTGTGGCTTCGCCTTCGGCCACAAACCAAAACTCTGCACGTTTTTCGTGACGTTGCATGCTGAGACACGTTTTGGGATTCACTGTGAGTTCTTTGAGTTTGACGTGCGACCCTACTTCATGTAGCACACGATAGTATCCCCAGGCACGATCTGTCCGGGGCTTTTTCCATTCTTCCAGTATCCAGCTTGAACTGTTCTTTTTGTCCTCGCCACCTACTCCAAACACAAACTCTACGTCATCAAACACCATCTCAGGAATGTTGTCTCGTGTTCGGTCTCCGCCATTGGCAAAGACAATCTCGTCATTGGGGAACATTTCTTTGACTTTGCGAATAGCATCACATGCTGTGCCATCGCTGTCGTCAAACTCGATCACACGATCCACCATGTGCAAGTTATCCAGCACAATCATGCGTTCGCGCCAGGGCATGAATGCACGACCTTTTTTACGTGCTAACCATGCATCGCTATTAAGACCCACAATCAGCTGATCACCAAGATGTTCAGCATGGTTGAGATAAGAGATGTGTCCGGAGTGTACGGGATCAAACCCGCCAGTAACAAGTACAATTTTCATACTGCTATTTACTATGCAGTTTTATTACACTTGAATATCTTCCATGCCAGCACTACGCAAGCGAACAATATGACCCATTTGCCACTGTTTGGTATCTAGGCCCTTCATGACACCCAACCATCGATTTCTCAAGTATGCAACTTCATTGATGATGGTTTCATAGTCAATTACTTCGTCTTCACCATCCACATACTTTTCAGCATCACGGCTGGTTAGTGCTCGTGCATAGCCTTCTAAATATTTTTGAAAGTGCTTTCTGCGTATTTTCCTGAGCTGAATGTTGAGGAAATTAAGCACCGCTTCAATTTCTTGCAACTGATTAAATCTATGCTCTGTAATTCCCGGCAAGGCTGTGATATTTTTTTCCACCACACCGCCAATCTTACAGTCTCGTTTGGCTAGATCCAACTCATTCTCGTAGTGTTGTATGAAGTCTGGTATGAGGCCAAGATTGGCCGTAACTTTACTATACCACATGTGTTATCCTATTGTTAGCCAGGAAAAAACATCTTTCCATTTGGTGTTTCTTCTATGATCGTTGGCATCAAGATACTGCAACAGAGTCTGTTGGCGATCAACATCAGTTTTACAGTTTGTTTTTAGTTTAGACACAATGCCATCGAAGCTTTCAAGTGTTGTTTTATCGTCCCATGTTTCCTTGGGTAGTAAATTATACACAAGTTCTAGGCTGGAGTCAAACACAGAGTAATCAAAAATAGTAGGATCAAACACACTCTGATTGTTAGGCAATACCAAATGCATGTACCAAAATATTTTTTGTTTGCTACACCATTGATTGTATTTTTGAGCCAAGTCAGGCATATCCCGAATTGACAACGAAGTTATAGTCGATAACAGCCCAACACGAAACACTGCCATGTCAATTAACAATGCCATGTTACGATCAAAAGTATCTAACTTGAAACCATGACGTATGTATTCTTGTGATTGACCCCAACAGTCAACGCTGACTTGAATATCAATTCTTTTTAATTTGTTTTTGTGTTTTAGATCTCTTAGTTTTTCTAGTATGGGCTGTATTACTTTGGTTGGTAAAATAAGATTAGTGACCAAGTTAAACTCTAGATCCGGGTGAGGATGATGATCAAAATAATTAATCAACTTCAAAACATCATCTTGTAAAAACGGCTCTCCGCCCAAGATCTGCAATCTCTGAAGTGTCTGACTGTTTGTTTCAAACCACGACCAGAACTTGGGTGCCAGCTCGCGGTATTTGTTGTCAACATATTCAAAATTTAATTCAGGAAGTATTGCACCACCAAACTTTTTATTTTCGGCCTGTATTGATGAACTAACCTTTGCAGTACAGTAAACGCATGACAAGTTACAAGTGTTAGAAAAAAATACTTCTAACACCACAGGGTTTATCACGGTTAGTGTAGCATCTTGATCAAGTTCTCTAGGATATACATCTGGAATTTGATTTTGAAACATGCGATCACTTGTGCCACCGCTGTGTTCAATGTCACGACAATATTCGCAACCGTTGCCGGGCCATTGCGACTGTATCATAATACCCCTGTCTTGTACTTTGACAGGGGTATTATGAAAGTCTTCAAATTTTTCTGGTATGCTTGAAGAGCTGGATCTATGACACGATGCTGTAGTTCCCTGATTTAGATATAATGTGCTCCACGACCACTTTGACCTACAACTGGTTTGTGAGTCAATCGGGAAGTATTTTGAGGGCATTAATTTTCCCAGTCTTCGTCGTTGAAATCGTCAAAATCTTCATCTTCATCTGCATCTTCTTCAACGTAATCTTTGTCGTTGTCAAGATATGCAGTTAATGCACGTTTGATATCCGAGTCGCCTTTGAATGCATCTCGAATATCTTCTACATCGCTGTCATTGTCCATCAAAATCTGCACCACAGTTTCAGCAGCTTCGGCGCGATCTACTGTGTTTACAAAACGTTTGAGTTCTCCCCACATTTCTGCGGCTATTGCTTCGCTCATTCAGCGTCCTCCTCAACTGTAATTACCTCTTCCTTCTGATTCGCAAAGTCTTTCATTACTGTGTCCAAGCATCCATCATCGTTCTTTTCCCAGGCCTTGCGGAACTTCTTGATAATCTCACCTTGGCTAGTTGTAAACACCAGGCTGTTGCCTTCACGCTTGAGCAAGTTTTTCTTTTCAATCAAGTCCACTAGACCTGAATAAGGGCTCATGCCTGTGGTGTAGGGAATCTTGACCTGCACACCTTCAAAGGGTTTGGCATAGCGTGTTTTCATGACCTTACAGCCTGCACGAATACCGTTGACTTCTGAAACCTTGTTGCCATCCTCGTCCTCTTTGAGCTTCATCTTCTTCATGGCAACCACAATTGAGCTGGCGTAAATGAAACCTTGACCTCCGCTGATTTTGTCGTCTGGATCAAACATGTCTTGGCTTGCGTATGTGTGGTTGGTACAAACCAAGCCAACGTTGTAGCTACCAAACATATTGACGCAGTTACGAACCAAGGCAGTTAGAGCTTTGGGCTTGCGACCCAAGTCGCCTTTTAGGTCACCGCTGTCGAACTGGTTTATATCAGTAGGTGTCAACAGCATACCGAGTGAGTCGATAACAAAAAGAACTTTAGGACGTTCGCCGTCCGGTAAGGTCTTGTAGTCGCTCATGAATGTTGAAATAGTTTTTGCTACGTCGTCAATCATGGCCATGCTCAACTTGAGCAGTTTATCTGGTCCAGTGTCAACACCCAAGGCCTTGAGCCAATCTTCGTCGAGTGCGTTTTCACTATCAATCAACACCACAAAGATACCTTGCTCTTGAGCATGTTTCACAATGTTGCCTGAACAGATATAACTTTTTCCTGCACCAGAATCACCGGCAAACACAGTGACCTTGCCCAGTGGAATGCCACGATTGAAGTCGCCAGAGATAAGATAGTTTAGGGCATAGTTGCCTGTGGAGATCCAGTCTGTGGGATCATTGAAGCCGATTGAGAGGCCGTCAATACTTTTAGTAATTTCCTTACGGAATTTTGAAATGTCAAATGGTTTTCCCATATTTTGCCTATGTAAAAAGAAATGCACAGAGGGTTCCCCCTCTGTGCGATGCCAAAGTGTTTTACTTTTGACGGCTACGAATCATGGCCAAAATGTCTTGTGCATTTTGTGTTGGCTTGGGTGTTGCAATTGGTGCAGAGGCTGCTTCGGCAGCGTCTTCTTCCCATGGTGCCGATTCTGCCACAGGAGCAGGAGGTGCGGTACGTGCTACAGGTGCTGCCACTGCTGGAGTTGCGGCTTCTTCTGTGCTGCCACCTTGAGGAGCGCCAACTCCTGCTGGGCGGAAGTATTGACCCCAACGTTCTGTATCGTACGGCTGACCATCTACAGATGCTTCAAACATCTCTTTGATCACTTTCAACTCTACGTCTGTTGGACGCTTGGGCAAGAATGTGCTCAAGTCAAACAAACCATGTGCTTCGATTGCGGCTTGTTCAGTTTCTGTCAGTGCAGATTCCTTACGTGCCCACTT